TATTGTTCAGCTGCATGTGAGGTTAAATATTGGAATGAATCTGAACCACTTTTTACAACATCTCCGAATTTCGCTTGGAAATCAGAATATGATGTTACAACGGTTGGGATTCCTGCAGGACCTTTAAGTGTTGGTCCAACGAGTGCAGCTCCAATGTCAGCCACAGCAGCCGGTAAAAACGTCTGGTCTATTTCATCTGTAAATACACCAGGACTTATAATTTTTTCGGCCATTGAATTTCTCCTAAGTTAACTTATTTTTTGAGGTAAACATACTATTTTGCGCATTAGTATTATTCATATATAAATATATGATTAAATTCTCAAACAATGATTTTTTTTTGTTTATTATGATTTATTTTCAGTTGGTGTGAATACACCTGTTTCTGGATTTAAAGAACCTTGTCCGTATTTTTCTGTAATTTCATCAAGAAATTTCTTTTCTTCATCTTGAATTGATTTTAAGGTTTCTTCTAATTCAACTTCTTGTTCATCTAATCTAACTTGAGTCATTTTTACTTGACCAAATTGATTTTGAACACTTGCATAACTTCTTTGAATACTTTGAACTCGTTTAAGTTCTTCTTCATTAAATTTTACTTCTTCTGGCATTATAACCTCCAATTGTGAATTGTTTATTGTCTATATATAAGTATATATAAATTTTGAAAACAAGTGGTTTATTTTATCTTCCGTATGATGAACCACCTGATGTTGTATCTGTATTTGACTGACTTTTACCTACTTGTTCATCTGTAGCATTACTTTCTTGATTAAAAGTAACTCGTGATGGTGTTGTGAATTTTTTTATATTCGATACTTTGTTTGTAATTACTGAATTTAAATATTCTGGTAATAAATAAGCTTTTGTCACAACACTAAATGTTGATTTAATAAATCTTTCACCATCTTGATTCATTTCTGAAGCATCTGATACACTATCGATGTTACATAAAAATTTATTATTAGTTCCATCACCCCAATATGTATGAGATTGGTCTACAAAAGATTCAATCAATGGATTCATCTGTTCAATAAAATTTGTCCATAGTACAAATTCGTAATTCACATCAGTATAGTTTGGCATTCCAGTAACTACATTTTCATATACAGGTTGAACACCTTGTTGAACTGAAAATCTATCGTATTGATTATCTTTACTCCACCTTGAACTTCTCACTACATCAACGTGTTGTCTTCTAATATCATGTGGAAAGGATTGTCCTGATAAATCATTTCTTGAAATTTCTGTTCTTCTTAACATTATTAATGGAAGTATTAATGAATTATTTTTATCTCTCAATACTCCTCTTTTTCTAACAGCTTTCCATCTTTCCTCATTACCATAATAAACAGGTATTTTTAAAGTTTCATTAGCTTCTTTAACTCTTGGTTTCATTACATTTTTAACGTGATTCAAAACCGCAGTATCAACATCCTTTAAAGTAATGGAATAATTATCTGAAAAGTTATTACCAGGTACAATAGTGGTTTCTCTATTACCACGAATCGTTGTTCCTTTAGTAGAAACCTCATTAGCTCTATTGACTAATTCTGTATTCACCACACCTTTGTTTGTAATTTTATTTACTGCCATTTCGTCTTCTCAGTTTTTTAAGTTTATCCAATTTATTATTCACTTTACCTTTTACTTCTTCTGATTTAATACTACTCATATCAGCTTTACCAATAGCTATCTCTTTCTTAATATCTACTTCAACAGCCTTTATACCTGTTTGACTTGGTGAATCAAAGTTATCTAATTTATTCATCAACTTACCCATCATCTGTTCCATTTGTAAATTACCATTAGGTTCAGGTGTGTAAGTATGTTTTCTTTCACCATATACATCTTCATCATCTTGAACATTACCACTTACCTTAACTTCAGGTTTAGGTTTTTCTACAAAGTTAGGATTTGAAGTATCATATTTGGTAATTCTTTTTCCTGTTATTCTTTGAACACCCATTATTTTATACCTCGTTTTTTAAATCTTTTTATTTGAGCTGGTGTTCTACCTGTTCTTTCTAAAATTTTATTCTTTTTCTGTCTGTCTTGTTTTCTTTGTTTTGCTGCTCTGTTTGGCATTATCTTGGCCTTTCTTCTATTTGTAACGATGATAATCTTGAACGATGTGCAGTAGCTACAATGTTGTGTTTAAAGTTTGGATGTCCACCAAATAATTGTGGTTCTGTTGTTCCATTTATTTCCCAATAATAATCATTCCAATCCACAATATCACCATTTTCAGGATAAAAATTTAATGAACCACTTGCAAGATTTTCTCTTTGAAAGAACATTGTTATATTTGAATTTAAATCTGAACCAAACTCATCTTGAACGATTTCAGGTTCAGCATACTCAATTAAACAATTTACTCTAAATCCAATGTCATAATATTTAGCTGTTGATTCCCCATACATATTGTCTTCCGTTCTTTCAACATTTACTTTGTAAATATCAACTGATTGACCAATAATTTCATCAATTAATTCTTCATTCATTTGATTAATTAAATCAAATTCTTTTTGTGGTATAAAAAATGGTTTTGTTTGACTCATTATCTTATCCTATGTATATTTTTAATGGGGCTTTATTCAATACTTCTTGTTGAGAATTTGCAACTTCTTGTTCAGTAGCTGCTTGTTCTTTTTTACTAACAGCTTCAAAGAACTCTTTTAATTCTTCATCAAGATTTGATCTTTCTTCTCTACCTTCAGCTTTTAATGATTCACCATCCATAGATACTTCACCATTTGGTAATGGAAGTGATGCATATTTACTTCTAATAATACCAAGTAATTCTTTTGAAAGAGCTAATGTATATTTACGAATCCAATTTCTACCCATTGAATTTATTTCTGAATAAGTAATGAATTTATATGGTATATTAGATGGATCAGACACTTTATTAGCTGTTTTAGTTTGAGTAACATCATTCATATCATTTCGTTTATAATAATGAAAATAAATTAAATTACCACCATCTTTTGATGTCGGTTTTGGAAATATTCTCATTTTATTATTTATCAATTCAAATGAATGTGCAGATTTTCTAATTATATCATTTGTCTCTATTGCATTAGCTCTAGCTAAATCGTATGATATTGGTCTTAATATATAAGATACTGCTGGTGATACATTACCGAATCCAAATGAATCCAATAATTCAATGTTATCATAAGTACCAGCAAATGGGTCATAGAATTTAGATATAGCAGCTGGTGCTTGATTAAATACTCGTTGAACCACTATTGGATTAGCTGCTGTGTGACCTTCTTCTAAAGTAGCCTCACTTGTTAAATCATAAACTTGTTTTGATGATGTAATGGTTATAGAACCTGTAAACATTGTAGTGTTTCCACCAACATTTACGGCCTGTCCATATTGTTCTGATAAAGTGAATAAAGATAATCCACCTACAGGAGTTTCAGCTTGATGAGAACCTGTTGAACTCATTCCAGTATCAGTTGATGTGTTTCCATAATGTTCCCACATCCAATTCTTTGTATTGTAATGATTGATTTGCTGTGAATATTCCGATACTGCCTCTTCAAAACAAGCATACATTGAACCACTATTAAATTCCAATTGCATAACTGGATGTCCAAGTTTTCTAGCAACGTATTTACAAACCGTTAAACTATCGTTTTGAAATTCTGAATCTGCATCATAGATTCCATGTGGTGTTTGACCTGTTGTATAAGTACTTGGGTCTGTATATAAAAATTCAAATTTTGACATTTACTATTCTCCAAAATGGGTATTATTCTTCATATATAAATATCAATGAAACCAAAAAAGGTTGAGTTATTTATTTTTTTGGTTGAACTAAGTCTATTGCATCCATTAAAGTTCTAGCTTCTTCCAATTCAAAAATACCATTTTCTTGGCCTTTTCTACAACCTAATATTAACAGTTTGATTGCTTGTTTTTGTTCATCAGACGACCAATCATATCCTTTTTTTAATTCTTTGAGTTGTTCCTTAGATAATTTAAAAGTTTGTTTTGTTGGACCTGTTGATTTTGTTTCTTTTTCTTTTGACATTTGTATAACCTCTATTTAAGTTCATATATAAGTATAATGTTAAAAACAAAAAGGGTGAAAAAACATTTCACCCTTTAAGTTGTTTTATTTTAAGGTTTAGTTATTATGCTATACCTGGAGCACTTGTTCCGTCATTATCGTTACCAAGTTCCAATACTCTCCATGCAGTTCCAGCCCATATCAATACACAAAAATCACCTAATGTTTCTAATGTGATTACATCTAATGAAGCTGATTTGGGGTCTGCAATTGTTAAAGTAGCAGTACCTGAAGATACAACAATTGCTTGAATTTTCTTCAATTGTCCTAATTCAGTTCCAGCCGCTAATGTCATTGCATCTGCACTATCAGTTGTGATTGCTGTATAGAATGAAGTTACATTACATGCACCTGCACCTGTAATAGCTTGCTGTGCTGCATCTGGAATACAAGGTATTAACATCGCACCTTTTTTAAATCCAGCCGTAGCACTTGACGCAACAGTAATGTTACCAGTTGTAGCTAGTGTACCAATACCATCTAAATTACCAGATATTGTTGCACCATCTACAGCAGATAAAGCTTTGTCTTTACCACCAACCTTATACTTTCCTATTTTACTTGCCATTTTTATTCTCCTATAAAGTTAGTTATTATGCTATACCTGGAGCACTTGTTCCGTCAGCATCGTTACCGAGTTCTATTACTCTCCAAGCTGTACCATTCCATAACAATAAAGCATAATCACCTACATCTGCAAATGTGATTACATCTAATGCAGCTGAAACAGGATTTGTAATTGTAAA